AGTGATGCTCACTTCGATCCGCACATGTCGCTCAAGCATTGCATAAATGCCACAACACTGGAGCATGATGTTGTCTTGATCGACACACCCACCAACCTTGGCATTCACGTACTCAATGCGTTGGCGGCATCAACCGATGTACTCTTGCCGGTGGAGACATCCGTGCTCTCACTGTCGAATCTGGAGCGCACAAAGACCTATGTGGGCAAAATCCAAGAGCGGGTCAACCCTGCGCTCAACATCCTGGGCATCATCCCCACACGCGTCGACACACAGACCGTACTCGATCAGGATGTGATTGATGAACTACACAATGAACCCTTTGAGGTGTTTGAACCCGTACCCAAGAGTGTGCGCGTCAAGGAAGCGCCAGATTACAACCAGAGCATCATTGCATACGAACCCACAAACAAAGCAAGCAAGGCATACATGAGCATCGCACGTCGACTGTTGGAGGTCATTCATGGCAAGTAGGAAGGGACTCAACAAAACCAAGCGCGCCGTGGACGACATGATCAATAAAACAAGATTGGTCGACCTGGACACCATCACCCTGCACCCCGAGCTTCAAATTCGCGTGGAAATCGACCAATCGACCGTCGGTGAGTACAAGGAATTGATGCACAAGGAACCCGGTCAGTTCGTCGTCAACGAGAACAAGCGCAATGAACAATGGCCACCGCTTGAGCTTTATGTGGAGGGCAAGACGCTTTGGCTTGTCGATGGGTGGCACCGATACCTTGCAGCTCAAAAAAAGGGCTACAAAGACTTCCAGGCCAACATCATCTCGGGCACGTTCGAGGACGCGAAGCTCGCAGCGCTCTACGCCAACAGCACAAACGGACTTCGACGTAACAACGAAGATAAACGCAACGCCGTCAAGATCGCGCTCCAAATTCCTGAACTTGCCAAGTTGACCGATCGTGCGCTCGCGCGAAAGCTGGGCATCAGCGGTCCGTTCGTTGGCAAGATTCGCAAGCAATTGGAGTTGGCCGGTAAGCTCGATGAAAACATCGAACGCGTTGGTCTGGATGGGCGTGTCTACAACACCAAGAACATTGGCGCAAAACCCAAAAAGCCGACCAAGAAAGACTTCCACATCCGCAAGCCCAAGGACATTCCTACGACCATTGATGGCAACGAATCTATCCCTGATGTCTTTGGGTACAACCCAGTACCGTCGATCGAACCGGAAGACCTGGGCGATTTTACGACACGCCACAAGGTCATGTTCTTCGCCGCCAGGAGTCACAATCAGTGGAATGAGTTGTTTGACCAGATCAACCACACCACAGTCTACATCACACCCAAACCACGCCACTACACCATCAATGACGTGTTCACAGGCATGAATCATTCACGCGCTGGTGTCATTCTGTGTCGCGGCTTCGTGGGCATCAATGACCAAAACGCTCACGACCCGGAGGTTTGGATATGGGGCGGCGAAGGCATCGAAGATGTTGACATGAAACTACCCGATCGAATTGACACGATCGACGACCTATCCGAACACCTGAAATCTCGACTGGAGCATCAATGAAAGACCCAAAACGCACCAAAATTATGTTCGGATCACGATCGAACCACACCCACGGCACAATCGCATCGGATATTTACAGGCGAACACCTGAAATTATTCACAAAAATTCGGGTGTTTTATCGTATTTTTCAGCACCCCTAAAAAAAGTTGAAAAAACCTCTTTGGGTCGATTTGACGATAAATTGCACCTAGATAGGATTAAGGAGTCGGCAGTTATGGAAGAGGATGATGCAAAGACTACAACAAAACTGCACAACAATTCTATTGTAGAGCCGACAACTAATGCGGGGGATAATGAACAAGAAAAAGAAACACCCTCTGGGCCTGAGAGTACAGAGGGTGTTTCAAAAATCTTGAGCAGAAATGAGCGATCTATTGATCGACTTGTCACTAAAGATAGCATCCAACTGTGGCAACGTCAAGTCTTCATGGATCATTCATTGTCGGATTACGCAAAATTCATCCTGATGGCATGGTCACTCTACATCGTCGAGGAAGAAATTGACGGGGAGAAAAGCCTTACCGTTCGACCTCTTGCATCATGGCTCATCGAAGACATGAAGATGGTGTCGAGCACATATTACAAACACAAAAAAGATGCGGCGGCATCAAACTTTTTAGAGGAAATTGGCGAAACCAAACAGCAATTAACCAATAGAAGCAATCGATTGACAGGATACAGACTTGTCTTTGATTCATCACAACCAATCATCGTAGAGGTCACGCAAGCAAATTCCACCACACGGAATTTGCTTGCAGATGAAAACGAATGATGTCAACCTGCGTAGTGATACACGATCTGGCCTGAGAAACCGATCGATCACAGACACGCAAAACGAGCAGAGCAAATGAACAATCTAATTCACTACTACGCATGTCATGTATCTGACATGCCTATTTCGACACGCATGTACCTCAGCCAAATGTGGAACATGTGCCCATCGCCAATCATCTTCGGACAGATGACCGCGACAGACTTGCAAGGCAACGTCACCAAAGGGGAATTTTGGGAAATCGTCGGTGAAACCAACAAGGCACACCTTCGACGCATTCGCCAGGGCATCGCCTATGGCGTCATCACGACGGTCCAGCGCAAGAAATCTGGCAACAGCTATTACATCATTCGTAAGTTGAGGCACCAGCACTGGACTGAAGCCGTCATGGATGCCATCAGGCACCTTCACAACCAACCGTGCGACTACTCCTGGTTGATTGTGGACTTGCTCAAGCATTTGGTCTCGCCACGATTCGGCACCGCAGAGGCCAAAGATGAGCAAATCAACACAACGGGCGCGTTCACACCGAGTGATATTTACGTCACAGGCATGAGCCAGTTTTTCGAGCAATATCTGCCTTCAAATGCTCTCTACGAAAAGTCCAAAAAAGAATCCATTTCACCCCCCATCGACAATTCAAGAGTCAAAAAAATGGACTCTCAGAGTCAAAAAAATGGACTCTCAGAGTCTAATAATTTGACTCTCAGAGTTAAAAAAATGGACTCTCCATATAAAGGGAGTATTAAAGAGAGTATTAAAGCAAGTAATGAAAGAGAGAGAGAGGGGCGTGTTGAAGAACAGGAAGAGATCCAAAATTTGGATGCTCCCCCCCCTACCCCTGAAACATCATCTGATCGTCACCTCTTGCCAGAGCTACCCGAGCGCGATCCAACACTCGGCAACCGGGCAGTTCAGGTGTTGGAAATCATCACCAAGTTTTGCAAAGATGAAAACGTGCGGCCAAGACCATCGCAATGGCAGCTTGAAAGCGCGAGGGATACCTTGCTCAAAAAGCTCGTTGGTCAACCGATTGAACCGGATGAAATTGCAGCAAGAATCAAAGAGATTGTTTTGGAGAAGGCTGCAAATACAAACAATCACTGGAAAGCGGTGATGTATTCTTTGCAGTCTTATTCAACGACAGGTGCATCAAAGCATTGGAAAGATTCAACAGCACCAAAACATCAACTTGCTGCTCAAATCGAAGGCGATGATGATTTGTTGGCCAAACTGGAAAGGAGCGGCAAATGAACAAATTTGATGACAATGCACTTGTGCAGCATTTCCATGAAGCCAAACCATCAACACCCTCTTGCGTTGTTTGTGGCATTGATGTGGAACCAACACTTGTGCCAGGGTTAGGATGGTTCGCGCCATCGGTTCACCCTGGATGCGCCAAGGAGTTGAGAAGCAAACCGGAGAGGTCCAAGGCAAAGGTTTCGTTTGAAGAGATAATAGATTTACTTGTGTTTCGAGATATTATTTTGGCAAATGAAGCGAGCGATTTGAGACAACATGTAGAACACGGGTTGCAGTTGAATCAAAGGTGGTTGAAGTTGCTTGGGCCATTCAAGACGACCGACAAAAAACGCTGGGGGTTTATGTTCGGAAAGCCCGGCACAGGCAAGACAACACAAGCGATTTTGTTCATGGCAACGTGGTTACATCTTCGTGCCAAAGAAAACGAAGATTGGCGAAGTTGCCGTGTGGTTTATACGACGGAACCAAGGATGCTCAGGCGTTTGTCCAGTTTTGCCGATCAGCTTGAAAAATACTCAGAGGCCGACTTGCTTGTCATTGATGAAGCAGGGGATACAGCCCCAACTCACGCCAAGGTGACAAATTTTGCCGAAATTATCAGCGAACGTCACAGGAACAAAAAGACGACGTTGTTTTTATCCAATCACTCACTCAGTAAATTGATGAAGCAAAGCGAGTTTTACAATCCAAGAATCTCCACCAGACTGCTTGATTTGATCGGTGAACTTGGTGATTTGATCGAAGCAAATATTGTGTATCGCAACAGGGGGCTTTGATGGATTTGACAAGTTTTTTCGACGCCCATGATTATGGAGAATCAGACTTTAACTGGAGGGCAAACCCCCAACTTGAACGTGCCATTCTGGGTAGTCTTTTTGTACATCCTGATGCTTATGAGAAAATTGCTGGTATTGTAATTTCTTCGGAGATGTTTTGGGAAGAAAGACATCGTCGACTTTTTGAGGAGATTGGCCGGTTTTTAGAGCAAAAGTTGGAAATGGATCATGTGTCGTTTGCAGACTTTATCGATCGCACTGGAAGGTGGGATGCTCGAAGTGTGATCAATTACATTAGATATTGCGAACGAGATGGTGCTCTTTCTGTAAGTCGCACGGTTCAGATGGCACATCAATTGGCCGATCGATACGAACTTAGGGCAAGGATTTTCCTTGAAACTGAACGTATTGAAAGATTGAAGGTTGGTGAGTCTTTGGTTGAAGTCAATCGCGATATTGATGCGCGGTTGAGTGTGATCAAAAAACCAAAACGCGCAAGTGGTCCACGCAGGATCAAGGAATATCTTAAAGGCTTATTGTCCGATTACGAAAAGGTGTCGAAGAGTGGTGATGAGCGTGTGGGTCTTGCGACCGGATTTGAAGACTTGGATAATATCACTGGAGGATTCCAAGCGCCTGATTTGATCATTTTAGCTGGTCGTCCGTCCATGGGTAAGACTGCCGTTGCGCTCAATATGTGTCACTATATGGCTGATTGTGGTGTGCCCGTGGCAATGTTTTCTTTGGAGATGTCGTCGGTGCAAGTTACTGCAAGGATCATTTGTCATCGCGCACGAATTGACAGCAATGTGCTTCGCGATGCTCGTTTGGATGAAGCCGAGTGGGCACGATTGATTAGGTCTGCGGGCGATTTGGTTGAAATGCCGTTTTGGATCGACGACCAACCCGCGTTGACTATTACACAGTTTCAGTCCAGGGCAAGGTACTTGGTGCATGAATGTGGCGTGCGTTTTATTTGCGTTGATTACCTTCAGTTGATGAAAGCGCCAGGTAAGTCTATCAATTCTCGCGAGCAAGAGATTTCCGCAATATCAAGCTCTCTCAAGGCCACAGCCAAAGAGCTTGATGTGCCGATCCTGGCCTTGGCGCAGTTGAATCGTGGTGTGGAGCAACGTGCAGACAAACGACCAATGAACAGTGACTTGCGTGAGTCTGGAGCGATTGAGCAAGATGCGGACATCATTAGCTTCATCTATCGTGATGAGGTGTATAACTCCGATACAGATGACAAGGGCATTGCTGAGATTATTCTGGGCAAACATCGAAATGGTGCGTTGGGAACCGTTCGTTTGAAGTTTCTTGGTAAGTTTATGACCTTCATGAATCTTGAACCCGAAGACGATCGCAGGGTGATGGAGTACGCGGAGAAGCAACGAGAGATAAACTCAAGGGCAAGTTGACTGCAAATGATTTGCAGTCAACTTGTTCGACGAACTTTGGTTTGGTACAATGTTTCCCAACGGAACTCGTACACTCAGGAGTAATGATGGATGATTCTCGATTCGAGCGAATCGGTGGTGGCGATGTCGAAGAAGGTGATTTGCTTGTGGTGACTCGCGTTGATGAGTTGCCTGAAAATAATGCGGTAAGTGCAGAGTTTGGTGACGTCATCGTTCACATTCCTCGTGAAGATCGTCTGTATCGATTGCGACAAGGATCTGTAGGTGTGCTTGATGAGGCCGGGTTTGGTGACTTATGGGACGTTCTGCCAGGTTTGCTTGGCGTGCACAAGGAAGGAATTCTGGATAAGGTCGAGCATTTGCTTGGTGAGGTTCATACGCTTGAACGTAAGTTGGAGCATGCACAAAATAATAATGCACGATTGGAGAGAGAGCTTGCAGTTTCCCAAGCGCGCGCAGAAGCATACATGCATTGCCATGATGTTATGGCGCAAGTTACCTCCGGTGGCAAAGCGCGCGATCGAAAGTTCTGATGCCGCAACGCAAGGAATGTGGCAGTTGTAGGGTGTTGACCATCACGGATTGGTCTGGCGCTGACCAGGGTTTTATGTGTGAAACTTACTGTAGGTTAATTCAGGTTCATAGCAACGTGCCTGAGCGATGTGGTCAAGGGGGGGTTGGATGTATCGAAAAACCAAAACGGGGAAGACCGTGAAGGTTCACACCGTGAAGAGTTTTGGTCAAGGACTTCCCTCGCATGGAGTAATGATTGAGGTTGTGGAAGAAAGTTCATATGGCGACCCGTCCGTTGCGAGGAGATTTACAGTGGGTCAGGCGTTTGAAGTGCGTGGGAACATGGAACTGGTGCGGTTGCTCTTTGGGGATCATTAATGAATATTTTGTTTTTGTTTTTGGTTGCGAGCGTGATTGGTGCGGTTATGGGTTGGCGTCGTCATGTTTGGAGGCGTCGCGGCGAACTGGAGCGCCAAAGCATTCTGTTGATGCGCCAAACTCTTCGTATTGCAGACAGAAGACATCGGAAGAGAATCAGGCGTTTGTTGTTTGAGAACGTCCGAATGATGGGCGATTTGTACAGGTCAGAGCCTCACGTCGATGATGACTTGAGGGAGGAGATGGCCGTGAAGATCACGGCCATTCACAGGATAAATCAGAACATTCACCGTCTCGTGTTGAGTGGTGAGTATGAGAAAATGGAACGCATCAAGGAAGAGGTTGAAGCGATGAAGGAAGTCAAAATGTTTCTGTTATTAATGACGGTTGCGATCATGTGTTTTACTGGATGCAGCACAGAAGAGATCCCGCCAGGACACAAGGGGTTCATGTTCGACAAAACGGGACCAGCTGCATTTTACTCGGGTGGTGCCGGTTTACAAAAAGATGTGATGCTCTCATCTGGCACTCACTATACGGGATGGTATGATACGATCGTTGGGGTCAACTGCCAGGATGCACATACCAAAGAAAGATTGTTTGTGCTGACCAAGTCTGACATGAAAGTCGCCGTCGATCTGCGCATCACATACTCGGCAAACTGTGAGAGTAAAGAGAAGGTGGGAGAAGTGCTGACGAAGATCAGCGCAAAGGGTGGTTTTGTCCAACCACCGCAGTTGTTTGCCCGTTATTTGATGCCGGTGATTAGGCAGAGTTTGCGCAATAACCTCGCCAATACGACGATTGAGGATGTTAAAAATATCCGGGGGTCACTCTCTAAGGCAATCCAAAAAGATATTGATGGCGCGGAGAAGAAGTTCCCCATTTCCGTGAAAATGATCACGGTAAGCGACATCACATTGCCAGTATCCATTACGACCAAAATTAAGGAGATTGAGATCGCGAGGATGGAGGCAAACAAGGAGGTCGAGAAGCAAAAAGCATCCAAGGTGAGGCTCAAGCGCGAGCTGTTTGAAGCCGAACAGGACTTGAAGGTCAAGCAAGCCAACGCGCTCAAGGCCAAACGTGTGGCGGAGATCGACGCTCAAGCCAAGGCCGCCGTCAAAAAGATTGCCGCGCAAGCCGATCTGGACGCCAAGAAACTCGAAGCGCAAGGCATACTGGAGATGACGCGTCGGTTGACGCCGGAGTATTTGAAGTACATCAACATCATCAAAGGCGCTCAGGTGAAGATGTCCATGGCCAATGCGATGTCAACGGGCACGAAATGGTACATGAACGGCTTTGAGTTTATGGTGCCGCCGGGCACGACGCCTAATGTGGCGTTGTCGCGGTGATCTTCGCGCAAGATGTTGAACTTGCCGCAAAGTTGGCGACCGATCAGAGGTGGCGATGGCAACATGGGATGGTTGTTCGCGTGCCTTGCGAGGACAAGCCAACATTAACGCAACGTATGATTGCTGTTGATCCACGCTTGCACCCTGTTGATGGCGTGCTTCATGTTTCGATCTTGGCGATGCTAGAGGGTTCATCCTTGGATTTGCATCTTCCCGAGAACTTTGGGTTTTTGATCCACCAAATCGATGCGTCATTGATCCGTCAGGAACGCGATAATTCCATAGACACCGACAGCAGTCTACTTGGCCAAAGTGATGCTGGTGCCTTGCTCGTGAGGACGCTCTGGAGCGTTTGGCAACGTGAGGTTGAGCGTGCAAAAGATAACTGGCGCGTGTTGATTTGAACGAAAAGCAGGAGTGTTGAAGAATGAGTGATGCTCTGTTTGTGTGGGTGTTGCGTCGGAGTAGTCGTGATCCTCAATTGGCGCAAGATGGTTATGTGCATGGAATCTATGCCACGAAAGAAGCGGCGCACCATGCAATGATTTTGATGGGCTATCACGACTTTTGGTCGGTTGACACGCACTGTGACGATGACATGTGGACGACAAGCGCGCGTCGTCATGGTGAGAAGTGCTGGTTTTGTGCCACACGAACTGAGGTGATCAACGCGGTGCCAGTTGAGGTTGAAGTCGGGATGCACGTTCAGGGTCGTCGAGGTGGTTTTGTGGAGGTTGTTCTTGAGGTGACATGCGATCATGTGATCGTGCAGCCCGTCGGCACAACTCGGCGCATTGCAATGCGCCGATGGGATTTTTGGGAAATACACAAACAGGTATAATGATGAATGAATTGAATGCAATCCCCATTACGCATATGCGTGTGGATGAACTGGTGTCGATGTTTCAAGAGAATGAACAAGAGGTGCTAAGGCTCATCGACGAAGACCCCTTGTTGCGCAAGCGAGAGCACCCTGACGGGCTTGTAATCGCAAACGCGAGCAAGGGCTTGTTTGAACCCACCATGGAGCACCAGGTCTTCGCCAAGGGCATTGTGTACACACGCAACCCATATCGGTTGGTGGCCATGCCCCTGATGAAGATGCACAATTATGATATGAACGCTGCGTTGATGCAGACCATCAGCGAGGTGCGATCGAATGAGTTGGATGTGCATGTAGAGTTCAACCACAAGGAGGATGGTACCTTTGTGCAGGTGTTCGAGCACAACGGCAAGGTGTACTTTGCGACGCGCTCGGTCATTGAAGGGTGTGAGGTTGCCAATGGTGCGCATTGTCGCAATTTTGACTACATCGGCACAGCACGACGAATCCTTGAAGAGCAGTGGTCATTTGCGTTGGGGCTTGTGTGTGAAGAGCCGGTGTCGTTGTTCTTTGAACTGATTCATCCTGAGTGTCGTGTGATCAGCGATTATGAGGACATGGAAACGATGGTGCTCATAGGTGGTTTCGACAAGGCACATGCCGGGTATCGCTACTTCAGTAATGCGGATCTGATGTATTTCGAGATGGATGGCGCGAATATCCCAAGTCACTTCGCGAACAATGATCCATCGAAAATGGAATCGGTGCTTTTTGCGACACTGAGCCAGCTCAATGATATGCCAGCGTTGCCCGAAGGCTTGGTGGTCTCCCTGGTTCAAAACCAACAACTGGTGCTCTGTCGCTTCAAGGTCAAGACTTCAGCGTATATTGATGCACACAGATTGAAATATGCCCATTCGTACAAAAGCGTGGTCAAGATGCTCTGGAACCATGAAGAGTTGCGTGCGTGGGATGTGTTCTTGAGGCATTTGAAGGGTCGTGGACACGTTGACGAAGAAATACAGGCAGTCTATCGCAAGCACTTTGATACATTCAGTTCATGGATGACGGGGTTGCGACAGTCCTTGCAAGATTGTCGGCTTGAGGTCGATGCGATCCAACGTCGATACGTCAAGGACGGAAGTCATTCGTGGAATAGAAACAATGAGATTCGCAAGATCATTGGCAAGGACTACAAAAACCACCCGTGTCAGGGGTTGATGTTCAAAGTGGTCTCCGACAGGGCTAACGTTGTCGCCGCCGCGAAGCATGATCCACCATACAAGGGCTTTGCCAATGATTTAAGAACAGGTGTTTTGACTGCAACTGTTTGCAGTCAGGATCAGGTTTGATATAATGGGTGTACGGTTTGGCAAGGGTGTCGACCAATTACAACACAACAGGAAGTGTCAATGAACAAATCAGAATTAATTGAACAGGTGCATTTTGATCTTCAGTCTCGTGGATTTGATGTCACAAAGAAGCAGGTCAAGCAAACGGTTGAGTCCACCATGGATGTTGTGCAAGATGCCATCATCAGTGGTGAGGGGTTTGCTTATCCCAAGTTTGGTACGTTTAAGACCAATGTGCGCGCTGCATACACGGGTCACAATCCAGCCAAGGGCGAGCCTGTTGAGGTGCCAGCGGCGACGGTGGTGAAATTCAAACCATCGACAGTGCTCAAGGGCCGTCTCAACTCGTAAGGTTGTTGGGTCACATGAGGTTCAAGGTTGCTTGAGGCTCATGATGGCAATGCAACATAAGAGGTTGATGTGAAAAAAGAAAAGTTGATCATGAGCATGCTCGCGCTGGCCGCAGTCAGTGCAGGGGCGCAGCCAGGGACTCCCCAGGATGGGGGGTTGCACAAAAAACAACGAGCGCGCGCCGTTCGTCGCACACTTGCCAAGCAACGCAAAAAGAGAGCGCGTGTTCGTAAGGGGAAATGTGTCACATGTGTGCGAGATAATGGTGTGCCACTGACGCAAGGGCAGGTGTATTTGGTGCGCAAGGTTGTGCGCGGTCGCGTCGGCGTGATGAATGATCACGGCCAGATTCACAACTACCCCGCCGATCGCTTCGAGGTGTTGTGATGTTTGATAGAAGGAAAGGGTTGCTCGCAAACATTCGTCCTGGTCACACTGTGGTGTGTCTTGCTCGGTATTTGTCGCGCGCGAAGGGTGCGGAGTGCTTCGGTTATTGTGAGCACGTGACCAAAACGGGGCGAATGCACATTGTGCTCAATGGCAAGATGCGCAAGTTCTATCCTGACGGTCGAGCCTTCTCAAGAGAAGGGTATGCGGTAGTGATGCGTCTTGAGGATGCTGGTGATGAGGTGAAAGAACGTTTTCGCATGCGCTTTTACAAGAATTTGCGTGACGTGTTGGATCGTAAGTTGCGCACCGTGCTGACCAACACACCAGATGATCGTCTGGAGGATATGACCGAAAAGGTGAGCGCGCTGTTGGAGGAGTTGTCGTGAAGTGGTCCTCGCGTGCTGATCCCGATGTGTTGTATAATGCAGTCAACGATGTGTTGGATGTGTTGTTTCGGCACCATGCACCAAGGACAGCTCGACGTGTCTTGGAGTTTTCCTTGATCGAGCATCACCGCAATGGACAGCGAATACACAAGCGGGTTTGGCTGCGAAAGGTTGGTGGTGGATGGAAGAGAGTTTTACAACGCGCTCATACAAGGGTGTCTTGCTGTAAAACCAAGCGGCGATATTTGTTGCCCGGTCATGCGGGCCGGGTTGCCGCAAGAGTATCAAAACAAGAGCGACTTGATTTGAGGCATTACATGTGCCTTCACTGTGGGTACTACCACGTTGGCTCAATGGATATGTACAGATGATGCGCACCCGCTTGTTCGTAGGCTTCGCTGGGTGCGTGCATATCGTCGGTGGTCTTTAATGACATGGCCTGTCTTGCTTTGGGTAGTTTGAGGTTATGTTTGATGTGGGTTCGATTCCCATTGCGACGATTTGACTGCGAATGGTTTGCAGTCACCAAAGGTAGGCAAGATGAGTGATGACGACAACCTGATTCGAGTGGATTTCAGTGGTAAGTTTGACCGTCCGAAGGGTTCATTTTTTGATGATTTGAAACTCAAGCAGGTTGTGAGTGAGGATGTGGATGCAATGCGTTTGCAGTTCTTCGAGCGAGCGATTGAGCTTGGTAAAACCCGAGTGGTTCTTATCCCCCATATGAAGGGGGTCGATGTGCCAGAGCAATTTACCTCACACCATACACTTGCGTTGGATTTCTCACATATGTTTGGTTGTGATGTGTTCGAGTTTGACGAACAAGGCATTCGCGCGACTTTGAGCTTTGGCGGCGTAGATTATCTGTGCGTTGTGCCATGGTCGTCTGTCTTTGCGATCCAGCCTTGTGGCGAGCCATCGCAGGTGTTTGTGTCAGTGGGGATGTTTTGAACAAGTCAAAGTTCTGGACCGTATATCGCGCAGTTGCCAATGCGTTCATTGGTGTGCTCTGGTTGGTCGTACTTCTGTTGCTGTGCGTAGCATCCGGCGAAGCGGGATACCAACTTGCGATGCACTTTGGTGTGTCTGAGCGACACAGTGTGCTTGTTGGGTTTTTGTTTGTGGTGTGTACGCTTTTGGGTTTGGCGTTTTGCTTTTGGTTTGCCCATGAAGCGAAGCCATCCGATCCGCCTGATTGGTTTGTGCGTCTGCGAAAAGGGAGTAAGGAAAATGATCAGTGAAGCAAGTGTCAGTCGAGTTGGAGAGCGTTTTTCTCTAAAGGGTGTTTTCGATGTTGAGTCTTATTGCGAAGATGGCCGTCAAGTTGGCTTCGAGGTTGAGTTTTCTCACACAGACGTTCATGTGGACATCGTGTGCAGCATGGAAGACGAACGTTTCCACAAGCTCGTGCACCGCGATGACTTCCTTGGTCTTCACCAAAAAGGTGGGGATGTCCAGGTGTATGGCCGCAAGTTCACTGATGATGGTCATCCGTGGTGGTTGAAGTTTGATTGGCTCAACTTGGGCAATGTGATGTTTGAGTGTGAAGAGGTTGCTGACGATTTTGTTCGAGTGCTTCGGGGTTTGTTTTTGTTTGTTCAATCCATTTAAAAAGATGGGTTTTGATGTGCCTTGCGCAAGATGGAGGTTGGTTGATGTTTCTTAATCGATTACGTGCGCTCATTGGTTTGAGTGCTGATGCAACAGAGAGGGAGGTGCTGGATTGGGTGGTTGAGGCCAAGTGCCAAATCTCCGAGCATCGCGAGAAAGTGGAGCGTTACGTGAAGGCGTCCGAATCCAGGGAGGCTTGCTTGCAGGCTGAATTGGACGAAGTGCACAAGCAGTTGGACGCCATGAAGGTGGAGCGTCGCGAGTTGGTCGCAACTGTTGCCGCGCAAAATGCAACCATTGAAGATGAGTTGTCGGCATGAGGTCTAAACACAAGCGATATACCAACGCAATCGCGCTGGTTGGTGGCGTGCGCATGAAAGTGCATTTGGTGCGGTTTATCAGGGTTGGTCAATATGGTCGCGAGCGATGGATTGTGCGATTGCCATGTGGTGATGAGCCATCCGCTGAAGTGATCGTGTCTTTGCGCTCTTCCAAGTTGAGCGTTCGAGATGTTAAAGAGGTTCGCCGCAATCCATCAATGCACTCACCCCAAGAGTGGGCGAGGTTGTTGATGTGTTCTGTCAGTGCCATTGAAGATGTAATTGCGCACAGGACGTGGTGTGGCATAAAGGGGTTTTCATGAATGAGCAGGTTTATTTGAAGGCACTTCGCATGTGTCTTGAACAGGGCGAGCAACGCGGTGATCGCACCGGAACGGGCACGCGCGCGGTCTTTGGTCATCAGATGCGGTTTGACCTCAACCATGGCTTTCCCGCAGTGACAACCAAGCGCTTGGCATTCAAGGCGGTTGTGACTGAGCTGCTGTGGTTTCTTCGCGGTGATACCAACGTTGCATTTCTGCATGAACATGGTTGTCATATTTGGGATGAATGGGCGGATGCTGACGGTGATCTTGGGCCTGTATACGGGAAGCAGTGGCGCAGTTGGGGTGCAGGCAAGGGCATCGACCAGATCGCGAAGGTGATCGAGGGCATCACCACGAACCCTTGGAGTCGTCGACATCTTGTCAATGCGTGGAATGTTGCAGATATTGAAGAAATGGCGTTGCCGCCGTGTCATTTGGTCTTTCAGTTCTACGTGAGCAATGATCGTCGGTTGTCGTGCCATCTGTATCAGCGAAGCGGTGATATGTTCCTGGGTGTTCCCTTCAACATCGCATCTTACTCGCTCTTGACGCATATGATCGCGCAGCAGTGTGGGTTGCGCGTTGGTGAGTTTGTTCACACCATCGGAGACATGCACATTTACAGCAACCACATCGAACAAGTGAAGTTGCAGTTGAGTCGCGATGTCAAACCACCACCAACACTGTGGCTTGATCCTCAAGTGCCCAGCATAGACCATTACACGCATGATGCCATCCAACTGGTGGGTTACGGGCACCATCCGACAATTCGCGCGAAGGTTGCAGTATGATTGTGCTCAAAGAGAGAATGTCGCGCAGGGTCCGCCGCGATAATGGCAAGATGGTCAAGGCCACACTGATGGAGCATGTCAGGTCCATGGTTGGTGCCGAAAGGTGGGTTGTGAAGTTTGGCAAGCGCATGGAGATTGTGACCATTACGACGGACACCAATGCACGTCGCCAAGGCAGCCAGCGCACGCGCTTTGCAGTGGATCATATCAACTGTCGATCTCGGTCGGATATAGCTGGCCATGTCATGGGTGACACAAGGGGGCGCAAGTGACGTGTGAGAAGGGCGTGAAGTCGCGCATCACGGCGCGCATCGACAGCGGTTTTGTTCACGGTGGCTCATACCACCCACGAGGCGATGGAACGCAGTACGAGGCATTTGATGCGCTCGTGGAGTGTGTGCTTGAGTTGGCTGATGAGTGTGCAGGTCTGCAAGCACGTGTGGCGCAACTCGAAGCGCTTGTGGGCGTCGAAGGCTTGGGGCTGGAGGAGGCCACGGGCGACACTGATTCATATTTACAGGCACAGGAGGTCAAAGATGGAACTTGCGATCGTTGAGTCACCCTATTTCAATGAAGATGACTTGTTGCTCAAGCGCAACATTGCTTACGCGCGCTTGTGTGTGGCGTTTTTGGAGCAACAGGGATATGCGGCGTTTGCGTCGCACCTGTTCTACACACAACCTTCGATCTTGAATGACGATGATCCCGAAGATCGCCAGAAAGGGATTGATTCAGGGTTCGCCATTGCTCGGCACGCGTCAGTGTCATTTGTGTTCACCGACCTTGGCGTCAGTGGTGGAATGCGTGCGGGTATTTTGGATGCCCAGAAAGCCGGGCGACGCATTCAGTATCAGTCTATCTTCCAATCAAAGCCGCCCAAAGACATTGAGTTGATGGCATCAACGCTGGACTTGTTTGTGATTGAATCCTTGCAGGGCCGTGGACGCACCCGACGTGGGTGGACGCTATGATGACGCCAGAAGAGGTGATCATGCGAGATCGTGCCATCCGTCGCGCTCGCGTGCAGATGATTGGTTCTGGCGTAAAGCCGGATGTGGTGTTGCATGAGTCGGTGTGGGCTGGTTCTGTGGGGACTTCGGGTTGCTCGCATCTCGATACGCTCTTATACGCAATGCGTCTACAGGGTGCGGGCGCATCGCACGGATTGGTGGAGCAAGCACATCAGTTGTATCGAAAGACCATCGGCGTGCGTAATGCAGTGGAGACACAGCAAGCGTACATCCTGGTTCGGTTGGCGCAATATGCACCAACGGCAACCCCTGTCCATGGACCACACCCTTGCGTGGTCGAGCTGCAAAAGATCATTGAGGAGTCTGTGTCGATGATCGCTTTTGGGACCATCAATATGACCGCATCGACCATGAAGCGTCGCGCCATCGTCGCGATCAGTGGTTCGAGAAAAATGACATCGAACAAGCATGTGCAACGCGCGCGCCAGACACCCACAGGCGCATCCGAAACATTGCTTGAGTCCTGGTGTATTGAGGGCGATTTGTTCTTCAATGAGATGAAGCGTTTGCCTTGTCGCATTGCGTCGCTGTTGCAGGGAGAGTGCTACAAAGGCGGCGCAGATGAACACGCCAAGGTGTACGGCGAAGATCGTGGCATTCCGGTCGTAGGCTATCCGCCCGAGCAAAACAAGGGTTGGGCCATGACCAAACGCAATCGTGAGATGGAGCGTGATGCTCAGGTTGCGTGTGCGTTTTGGGATGGTAAAGTTGAAAAATCTGGCACATTGAATTTCATGGATGGCGTCTTCGATGATTCTGACTGGGTGGTCTGGAAGCGTTGGCCAAACTATCGCGGCAAGATCGAATGTGTTTTTTATGCTGTCCGTTTGAGTTGGTTGATTGGAGGTCTTTCATGAGTGAAGTAAAGTGGTTGCGCAAACTGGTGCTTGGAATGGTTGAGCGAACCGCGCAAACCAAGAGGGTTTGGATGGTTGGCTATGTGGTTGCGTGCTTCATGGTGACCGTCTTTTCGCTCGCGATATGTAGCGTATTTTCTGGCACCATGGCGATTGTGCTGTCTGGGTTGTGTGGCGTATTTGGACTGACAATTGTGGGCGGCATTTACGATCTGATTCGTCGAATCGAATGCTTTGAGCAGTATCTATCACTGGCTGTCAGTGCGTGTTTGAGTGCGGATGATGCTATGCGGAATGAGCACAATTATTGCGAGGTTTTGGCAGTGCGACCTTGGGTGATTTGGTGCATTGATCTGGTTTGGTTCAGGTCAAACTATTACCCAAGGTGGATCTTCCTGGGTCCAACCATAGCGCAGATTGATGAGGGGATGGATCTTTATGTCAAACGTGTGCGCGCCAGGGCGACAAGTGGCGAGGATGTGTTGACATCGGATGATTGATTTGAGATCATTGTATCTCAATGGGTGATGGCACCCAACTTCACATAAATCAAATGGATTTGAAGCGATAACCCCTTACGGAGTGTTGTGCATGAAGTAGTCGATGGAACCGAGCCGTCGCGATGTTTCGGCGGTGCTCGCCTTGGTGTACAACTCTGCCACATATTGCAGGGCGTGCGAGCGACGATGGATCTTTCAAGTAGTACCTTCGTGGTGTTAGGTTGCCTTGGCTTGTAAATGGGTCGTTGAGGAGGCAGTCGGTACACGGTGGCCCGGTTCGAGTCCGGGGCGAGGGTGTGGGGTGTGGTGCACGTATTTTTAAAAAATCAATGTCAGTTTTTTGTGTGCACGCACCCCCTTTTTTTTTGGAGTATTGATTGTGATTTTAAATGATGCGCGGTTGCGCCAAATTGTTGATGATGGCGGTATTGTTGCGCCTGACGGCACACCACTGCCAGATGTTCAGGCAGCAAGTGTGGACTTACACTTGGGTCGCGGTATGGAAGTTTTCGCACCATCCGTGACGCACTTGAGCCTTCACGAAGAGCCGGACATGAGCAGGAAGTTGCCACACTGTATCAGCGATGGTCGTGAGATTTATCAGTTGATGCCCGGTGAGTTTTGCCTTGCGACCACATCGCAATTGTTGAATGTGCCGCTGGACATGGCAGTGGTGGTCTCCGGGTGCTCTTCGATCGGTCGGAAGGGGTTGGTGATTCATGTGACGGCGGGTTTCGTCGATCCTGGGTTTTGTGGAAGTATCACGCTTGAGTTGGCGAACTTGACCCGAAAGCCGTTTTATCTGGCAGAGGGCGAGCGCATTTGTCAGCTGGTGTTCAATCAGTTGATTGCACCGAGCGAAGGATACAAGGGTCGATACCAAAACCAGCGCGGCACGACGGGTGCACGGCGCTTGACTGCAAACGGTTTGCAGTCGTGAAGTTTACATGTCTCTACATACCTGGTCGTCCAGTGCCAAAGGGCCGACCACGCTTTGATAGGCGAACGGGGCGAGCGTACACACCGAAGAAGACCAAGCTCTATCAGGATCGCGTGCAACTTTATGCTCGATCTGGAAGGCTCAAGAGTTTCAACAAGGCGCGCATGTCGGTGTTTCTTCGCTTGCGCATGGTTCGTCGAAAAGGCGCTCAACCTGATGTGGACAATCTCGCAAAAGCGATATGCGATGCGCTCAATGGTATTGCGTATCATGATGATGCTCAGATTGACCACATGACCATCACGCGCGTTTGGGTGTCTTCGACGAAGGATGAGGGTGCATCAGCGCACATGCGTCCGTGCACTGAGGGAGATGTGTTATGTGTCGAAAGGATGATGGAAAAGCACTTTAAGAGGTAACGAACGATGCGATTTATGGGTAAGAGAATCTTTTGGTGCGACACCGAATTGACCGGCATGACCAAGGGGAATCAATTTTTGGAGATCGCCGCCGTGGTGACGGATCTTGCCGGTGAGCAACTTGGAGAGCGGTTTCGTCGGGTGTGCACGTTGACCACGCCGATGACGCAGATCACACGAGTTGTACGCAAAATGCACACCCAAAACGGTTTGTTTGATGACTGTAATGGGCCACTCGCCATGGATGAGCGTCAAGCACTGGATGACATGGTGGAGTACATCAAGGCAAACGCTATTGGCGCATATGGTGGTGGCGTTCAGTTTTGGTTTGATCGTGGTCACTTCCAGCACCATGGCATCAACATGGATGAGCTGTTGCATCCTCGTGATTTTGATATGGCGTCGGTCGACGATATAGCGATGACAGCCACGGGGACTTCAATCTATCCGCCAATGTCGTCGAACCACCGCGCGATGGATGATGTCAACCGGGCGCTTGCGGCATACAGGGTGTCTTTGCAGACCTTTCGGCGTGGTCGCCCCGTGGGTGTGGATGATCTCAAGCATGGAGTTGGTAAATGAATGAGTTGTTGGGTGTTGCGTTGTCGTTGCTCATTGTGATGATGTTCATGTTTTTGGTTTTTGGCTTCATTTATGGCGTCTTGTGGTTGGCTGGTATGCGGCATGCCATGGAAGAGTCAAAGAAGGCGCAAGAGCGTTTTGATGAGCTTCGTGAAGAATCTGTCAAATTCGAGAAGGATGTTGAGCAACGCATGAGGTCAATGCGAAGGAGGGATTGATGGTTGATGTGATGGATGCGTTGGTGTGTGCGTTTGTGCGTGCGGAGTCTGCCATTTCAAAGATGGCGCACATGATGCGTCAGTTGTCTGATGGTATGATTGCGATGCACTCTGATGCGCAATGGGTCAAGTGTGTTGACGATCGGCGCGCCGATGATCTTGCTGTCGGAGGTCTGTGTGTCGGTGGCAGTTACATGGCCGTCAACGAGACACGGGATGCGCTTTGGGTGGTCAATGATCACGGCGTGGTGCGCGCGTATCACAAGCGTCGATTCGTGCCTGACGTGTGGCACCCCCGTACACCGGAAGACATACAAGATGATTGAGTTTACGCTTGCTATGGTGCCTTATGTGTCATCAATGCCCATCGGCGGTGTGTCGCATTATTTTGATGATGTGACGTTGCGTCGATGTTGCAAGAGTCGCACGTATGTTGTGTTTGATGAGGTGACAACGTGGACGCCTGAGATGGTGGCACTTCTACTGCAACGCAAGGAGTGTTGACGTGAGTGAAAAGGTCAGCATCAGAACGGGCTTGTACCTCGAAGAGTGGTTGTTTGAATACAAATGCTTCATCGATCCTGGGTGTTCTGCCATCAACCCCCATGGGTCACTGTGGTGGTATCGCTCTGCGGCTGGACGGTGGTTGCTTTGGGATTGCGACGATCCATGGTGGGTGGTTCCATTGAGTTTTCTCGTGTTGTTTATCTGGATATGGATGGTGCCTTTTTGGGCGAAGTGGTCGCGAGAAGAAATTGACATAGCGTATGAGCGAAAACGGCGTGAGTGTTCAGATCGGTGGGCCATTTCTTTGCCGGTCGATGAGTGGCAATCAACCGATCGTGCGTTGCTTTAATTTGTGATACAATTGATTGGAATCATGGATGATTCCTTGCGCGAGATAGAATGATATGGGTGTAATGAAAGACAGTGGATTGTCAGTGGAGCAACTGATCAAACAGTATCCTGAGCAAGCTGGCCTGACGCGGTATCTCGATACCGTCGAGGACGTGCGCGGGTCTTGGCAGGATTTGCATCCACTGGATCGTGGTGATGTCATTGCATTGATTGAGTATTGGGATTCAATTGAGCCAGCGCTTGAGCGTGCAAAACTCAAGGGCCAAGCCTTGACTCAGTGGTGTGAGACCGCAGGGCATTACATCAAACTTTATGAATATTACGTGGCGCGCGCATCAGAGGGGCCGTTGGTCAGGACTCGGATCTGTGTTGGTGATGGCGCGATTGAGGTGTTGATTCACAGCAACCCGGAGATACAGCGCGAGATCGGCTCGACGTTTGCGTGTTGGGTGAGCTTCTATGTGACGCTCAGGTTGATCAATGGTGATGATTGGGATTGTTTGGCGGTATCGGATTTCATATGATCTGCGATATGCCACAGGTTGAAGAAATCATCAAAATCATTGCACGCGAATGGGCGCGGCGCACGGCCAGGGTGGTTATTCTCCAGCCAGGTCTTGAGCCTTACGTGAAGGATGTGGTTGGCGAAGCGTTGCGTCGATGTGGTGCTGTCGCGCGCTGGCGCGGTGATGAGTTGAGCGTGATGAAGGTCCACAGGAGAGACTGATATGGGTTTGGATAGAGAATTGATGGATGGTTTGAGGGTGTTGCAAGCATCTTTGCTTGGGCCTGAGTCTGCGTGGTCAGAGTTGTGCGACATTGATCTTGAGGTGCATGAATCCGATGTTGGCCAGGTATTGGATATGTTCGCGGACCTGTGCATAGAGTCTCATTGTAATTCCAACACATTGGTCTTTGGTTATGTGGCTGGTTTTTTGTTCGCCAGACAGCGGTATAGTTTAATGTCGGTTGAGGGGGTAAGTAATACGCAGGAGCGAGCGTTAAGTGATTCGTTGGATCTTGCTCGTGTGTTGGTGTCACAGTTGGAGTTACGCGGTGTCGTGTTTGAGTGTTGGGTGCCATGGGGTTGGCCATCGTTGAACAAGAGCGATTCTGATAAAGTGACTGCAAACGATTTGCAGTCATAAGAGAATGCTTTGAGCGTGGAGTCATGCGTTGAGGAACAAGAGGATTCAAGAAACGGTTTAGAGAGAAACATCGCCATGGACGGCGAACACCACAGGAGCCACGGAGATGGCCACACAGACATGGCATAATGTCGCCGTTTTGTACGACGACCATCCATTAGACCACATCACAGAAGAGACATTGCGCTCATTGGTTGCCATCGCGCTTGAGGGTGAAGGCGTCGACATTGAAGACGATGATCCAATCATTAACGCCGATCATGAGACCATTCGTCGAGCGCTCGGTCGTGTGTTGCAGCGCGATGGGCGTTCTGGCGCGCCGATGTTTTACGCCGATGGCCAGCACGCCATGCGTCGATATTGGCAACTCAAGGGCATGTGTTCGATCATGGCGCAGTCATTGGATTTTGACCGCGTTCATGGTGGGCAAACGCCAGAGGCGCCGCCGGTCGATGAGCTGGTTGCGCTACAGCGGTGCATCGACGAATTGAGCCGTCGCGTGCGCAAGCCAAACGACAAGGTGTACAAGGCGTACAATCGAAAGCATGGTACCATGCACCTTGGGAAGTTCATGTTTTGGTGGTGGGTGTGTTCACCACATGTGGTCGGGGATATGCCGCAGCACAGCGCAGACGAGTGGACCACGGAGGTTGACCGGCGCATGTTGATTGTTAAGCTCAAGGCGGCGCTTGTTCGACATAACGAAGCCGTCGACAGCGGGTCATATTCGCGTGCGTGCAAGGCGAAGAATCTGTGCCCAGAACATGATAAATGGAAATCTCATTATCCGCGATACCAGGAGATTGAACACTGGTACAATGAGGTCAACGCAGAGTTCCACGCCATCTTGGTTGAGCGGGGGATGTCACGACGATACAGGGGGCGATGATGGGATGCGCAGACAAGTTAAGCGCGATCGAACTGTGGGCCGCATACCGACTGATGGGGGTCAAGCCAGCCAGGGCAATTGAGCGCGCCAAAATCTCAAAACCGAATCGTTACGCGCAGCGGTTGTATGATACGGCGCAGGTCATTCGCACAGAGCGTCGATACTGCAAACAAAACGGGATCGACTTTGGAAGCATTGAGCGTGGCTTTGAAGATGAACTCAAGGGGATTCAGGCCAAGATCAAGCTGCTCAAACAGGACGCCGCAAATATCCGCATGCGCCAGCGCGCGTGTGCTGTGGTTGAATACGCCTGCTTGCTCCGACAGGGTTTAGTGTCGGATGCTGGCGAGTGTTGTGTGTCTGTTTTGGGTCAGGAGTTTTGCGAGGATTCGCTTTGAGTGCGATGGTTGCACTGATGCAACCACTGTAAAAGGGTAGAGGGTGTTGGGTTCCTTCACGTTGGTTTTGTCCTCCTGCTTGTTGTGGATTCATGCCCAACACTCTCGCAATGAAGCTATAGTTTAAGCGGCAGAACGCTCAGACAACAATCTGGGTGGTCTCGGTTCGAGTCCGGGTGGTTTCAATACCGACGAAAATGCAATGTCCATCAAAACCGTTCAATACACTACAAGGCACGATGTGCCGCTTGATGAGTTGATGCCGCACCCTCAAAACGCCAACGAAGGCGATGTGGGCGCAGTCATCACAAGCATCCAAGAAAATGGCTGGTATGGCCATATTGGTGTCGATGTCAACACGGGTTGGATCGTGTGGGGTCACACACGTCGCAAGGCGCTGATGGCCATGGGCGAGAAGACTTGCCCGGAAGTTCGTTTTTACGAAGAGTTGTCCAGTGTGGTTGCGTTGAGAATGTTGACCGTCGACAACCGAAGTTGTCGACTTGGCATGGACAACAGCGCCCGTCAGTTGGAAAACCTCAAAATCCTTGAGTCCGACAACGCGTTGCTCGGTTCTGGCTTTGATGAGGATGACATGGATCGTCTTGCTGCATTGCTTGCCGGTGATGACGACGTTGATGATCCTGGCGATGGCGATCCGCGTGAGAGTTTTCGCATTGTGATTCACTGTGATTGTGAAGATGAGCAGTCACACATCAGCATGCAACTTGCAAGTATGGGTGTTGAGCACGAGATTAAATAATGTCCGAAAAGTTGTGGCACAAAACCACTGATGAAAAATCAGTGCAATATCTGTGGTTTACTCGCTTTCGAGACATGCCATTACCCCGGACAATCAAGAAGTTCCACAAGGCGGTCAAGAAAGAATTTAGCGATGCCGAAACTGTGCCGTCGTTGTCAACGTTCAAGCGCTGGAGTGCGGAGTTTGATTGGCAAGATCGCGTGGACGCTTGGGATGAAGATGGTCTCGCCCGTGCGACTGAAGCGCAGGAGAAACATCGGCTGGAGATGATCGAAAAGTCGGTTCTTGCCCAGACGCGTCGCATCAACTCACTGCGTGCACAGCGCGCCTTGTTGACGAAGAAGCAAGAAACCTTTCAGAAGAAATATGAAAACGGCATGCCCGTTGGGGTGGACTCGCTGCACAAACTGACCAAGTCGATCGTCGCGGTCAACGCCGCGCTCAAGGCGGAGTGGGATCGTTATCATCTGGATGGACAGGATGACGATGAGCAAGCCACCCATGGGGGCGTCACCGTCCTTGTCATGCCGGACAATGGTCGAGTCAACAAATAGCACCACAACGCATCATAGAGCCGCAAGAGGGGCCACAAACCAAGGCGCTCGCGTGCAGCGCAAACATTTTGATTTATGGTGGCGCGGCAGGTGGCGGCAAGAGCTGGTATCTTCGATATGAAGCCCTTCGTGGCATTCACCACAAGGAACACAACGCTATCATCTTTCGTCGCAAACGCGTCGATGTGGTAGGCAGTGGCGGCGCGGGTTCGATGTGGGGCGAGGCCAGTTCGCTCTATCGGTCCTTGGGCGCAAAGAGCAATGACACCAAGTTGACATGTCGATTCCCCTCCGGGGCGACGATACAGTTTAGTCATTTGCAGCATGAAAAAGACTGCGAGAATCACCAGGGCCAGGAGTACACCTATGTCGGCTTCGATGAGGGCACGCACTTTACCGAGTATCAGTTCTGGTCACTTTATGGCCGACTGAGGACCACATCAAACGACATCAAGCCGTACATTCGGCTATCCTGCAACCCTGACCCTGACTCGTTCGTGTGTGATTTGGTGTTGCCGTGGTTGGACGAGCATGGCGATCCAATCCCCGAACTCGATGGCGAGGTCAAATACATCTTTCGCGACAACGGCGAAACGATTTGGGTTGATGATGAAGGTCAACCGCTGACGGCGGATAGTCGTGATGCGTTTGGAAAACCGCCAATCAGCATCGCGTTCATCGCAGCGCGCCTTGAAGACAACAAGTACATTGATGATGACTACGAACAAAAGCTCAATGCGCTGACAAAGGTCGAGCGCGCCCGAAAGAAAGATGGCAACTGGTTTACCAGGGAGCGTGATGGTCTCTTCAAAGAGCACCAAATCACAGCGATGGTCCCTTCTGCGTTGCCGAGCAACGTGCGTTGGGTGCGATATTGGGATCTTGCACACACTGACCCAAGCTCATCCAATCCAAACCCGGACGCCACAGCGGGTGCATTGATTGGTCTTTGGCGCGATGAGGCAGGCAAGCATCATGTTTGCATTGCAGATATGGCGCGGCGTCAAGTCGCTGGCAGTAAAAAAGAAAAATGGATCAAGTCGATCGCAGTGCGTGATGATGCGTGGCTCAAGTCCAGTCGCTTCAAAGGCACAAGGTGCCAGATCGTAGTCGAGCAAGAGCCAGCATCAGGCAAGGAATTGATCGCCATCTACCAGACCGGATTTCTGTCCGGTCATTTGGTTGAAGGTGACTTGCCTCGTGGTGACAAGGAGGCGCGCGCTCGACTGTGGTTGCCACATGCTCAGACTGGATATGTGCATTTGCTCACAGATGAACACGGGCACATTCCACCATGGCATCGCGAGTTCATCGGAGAGCTTGAGAGTTTCCCGAACAAGAAAAAGGATCAGGTTGATGCCGTGTCCGGTGGTTTTGCCTACCTGACCAAAGCCAAGCCGAAATTCAATCCAAAGGTGTTGGGAACGTTTTGAGCATTAAGACAAAAATCATCTCTTTTTTCCGGCGCGAACCCGATTGGGGCGAACTGGCAAAGCAAGAGGACGATGCACCGCAACGTACCACCGCCATCGAAACACGTGACACCTCACTGGATGTGGAGAACATCGCATCACCGAACGGCAACCCATATCGCGGGCGACTGACATACAGCAACGGCACGTGGAACACACAACGCAGCATTGAGCGCGGTTTCAGTTCAAGCACGATCGTGTACATCGCGGTCAACAAGCGCGCCAAGGATGTCTCACGCATTCCACTCAAGGCAATGCGACGCCGCAACGGCAAACTTACACATATGCCGGATAGTGAGATCCAGCGCTTGCTCAACAAGCCCAACGAATTTTGGACACCGCAGCGCTTTAAATACATCTGGATGGCGCACTACCTGCTCTCAGGCAATGCAATTACGCGCGTTGATGAGTCGAAGATTCGCAAGAAGATCACCGAATTTTGGGTGATGAGTCCTGTGGGCATCAAGCCCATCAAGCATCCAACGAAATACCTCCTTGGGTATGAGCGTCGATTCAAGCCAGCGGGCACGCACAAGTACGTGAAGGCTATCTATGGCAATGAGCAAATCATCCACCACATGATGCCCAATCCAAGCGACACCTTTTGGGGATTGTCGCCGCTGATGGCCGGATGTGGTCGAAGCGTCAATACCGACGAAGCCGCATCGAACTGGCAACACAACATGCTCCAAAAAGGCGCTCGCCCTTCCGGGGTGGTGAGCCTTGATACAGAGCTTGAGGACGAAGCGCGCACTGAGTGGCGCGACTGGGTTTCGGATCAGATTGAGGGGCAAGACAATGCCGGAGGCGTTCTGTTTCTCGATGGTAGCTTGAAGTTTGCGCAGTTGAGCCTTTCGCCTGCGGAGATGGACTACATCGCTACGCGCAAGTTCACCCGCGAGGAGTTGCTTGCGGCGTTTGATGTGCCGCCGCCGGTTGCAGGGTTCTACGACAACGCAACGTACAACAATGTGATCACGGCGCGGTTGTTGTACTGGGAAAACACCATCATCCCAGACATCAATGCGATTGCCGAACACCTCACGAAAGTCATCACGCGAGTGTATGGTGATGAGTGGGTGATTCAACCCGATCTGAGCAATGTGGAAGCGTTGCTCGCACAGCTCAAAGACAAGTTGGAGGCCGCCGGGATGCTCAAGGACTTGGGCTACACCGCAAACCAAATCAACAGGATGCTCAACCTGGGCATGCCTGAGATAGAAGAACCAACCATGCCCAACGCGTGACGTGCGGCGAGGAACACCATGAAAATCGATCCAGACCATCAAATCACACGCTTTGGTTATGCGTTCAACTTCCGCGAGGACTTTGACACCACACTGCAAGAGCGTTTGCAAGACCGCGCCACACAGCCCCTTGAGATTCGCATGGCGGATGATGGCAGTGAAATGACGGGGTATGCGAGCGTCTTTGGCGTGCGCGACTCCTACGGCACATGTGTTGAAAAAGGCGCGCTCGAAGAGACCATTGTTGAGCGCAAAAACAAAATCCGCGTGCTCCACAACCACAAGTCCGAACGTGTCATTGGCAAGCCCAAGAAAAAGGGCGGCATGGCCGAAGATGATTATGGCTTCTACACCAAGACAGACATCACACAAGGTGTGGGTTGGATTGATGATGTGGCCACGCAGATCCGAAACGGTGACATTGATGGTCTGTCCATCGGATTTTGGATTCTGGAATCCTACTGGAAGACCGCCGCAGGTGACATCAAAGGTCTTTGGGATATGTCGTGGGAAGAGTACCTTGGGTCCACGCGACATATCACAAAACTGAAGCTCGCTGAATGGTCTGCGACGCCGTTTCCTTCCAACGAAGACGCGCGCATTGATCAGATCCGCACCGAGATTTTCGGTCTTCATCAGCGACAAAGCGACGCACACACAAAACTTCATCGCGGTGAGATGATTGACATGAAACAGTATCAGGAAGTGCTCAACCGTCTCAATGAGATGCAGTCGCAACTTGCTGCATTGCAGGAACAGGCCGCGCCGGTTGAACTGCTCGACTATCGCAACCAGGCCGAACAACTTCGCGTCGCGCTCGCCACGGCTGGTGACGAAGCCATTGAATTGATGGCACAGCGCACCGGCATTGATGCACAGGTCATTCGCATGGGCCTGATGCGTGAATCCAGGTTCATGTTCGACAGTGAGGCCATGGACGAATTTGCGCAGACGCTCGGTGTGACGCTTGAGCGTACACTGCGGTCAGAGCAATGCCAGGATTCGACGATCATCATCAACCTTGGAAGTCCGGTCTCAACGCAAATGCGCACAAACATTGCTGAGATGATCCTTGGTAACGCGCAGGTCGAAGAACCCGAAGAAAATCACACCGATGATGCGCAAACGAGAGATGAAGAGTTGGACTTCTCAGGCTTTGAGCTTCCACCCCTCGACGATTTGAAACGATAAACCACCAACGACTCACAAGCACATGCAAGGCATGACCACAATTCTGTGGCGTGCCTTTTTTTGTGCCATGACCGTTGGTGGTCAGGCACAGCGCCTATTGTGGGTCTGTTTTCCCGACAAGGAAAAACCCTATGAATATTCAAGAACTTCAAGCACAACTCCAAGAGCGTCACGATGTGACCATCAAGGCCATCGAAAAGCGAGACGCTGAAATCGAAGAGTTTGGCAAGGCCACGCGCGAGACCGCTGAACTGGTCAATCAACACGCTCAAGAGGTCTCTGAGCTTCGCACTCAACTCGAAGCGATCGAAACCCTCATTTCGCGTGGTGACACGCCTGATGGTGGCGATCACGCTGAGTTCAAGACGCTCGGTCAATCCTTCGTTGAGTCTGATGTGTTTGCCCAATATAGTTGGGACGACAAGGGCACAAGCAGCACACTCGAAGTGCGTGATGTCACCATCACCACTGGACTCGCCAAACTTGCTCCCTCCATGTGGGGTGGTCTGGTCACGACCAATCGCGAGCCGCTGCGTTTGATCAACGTCATTCCTGTCATTCCCACGGATGACATCAGTGATTTTGAGTATGTGCGTGAGCTGCGCAAGCCTCGCCTTGTCTCGAAGATGACCGCCGCTGTCATCGCGACCGCGACCGTGATCCCTGTGGCCAATGTCGGTGGGTATATCGATGGTCAGACCATTGAGATTGTCAGCCCTGACGGCAACACCACCGAAACACGCACCATTGATTCGACTGCGTACGCCAACGATGCACTTGATGATCCTTCGGGCACCATCACCGTGACCGTGGCGTTGACCAACCCGTATGCCGCCGGTTCTCTGGTGTACTCCGATCACTTCGGGTACACCCCCGAAGGGTACTACAAGCCAGCGGTCAAGCCTGTCTGGGCAGACGCCAAGGCATCCTTCAAGGTGGTTGCCGCACACATTCGCGTGAGCCGTCAGGCGTATCGCAACAGTTCCATTTTGCGCAACTACATCGACGCAGAGTTGCCCGCAACCTTGCTTGATACCATTGAGTTTCAACTGCTCAACGGTGCGGGCGGCAATGACATCACCGGCTTTCTCAATGACCCCGAAATTTTCGAGGTCACAGGCTTCGCCGCTGGCGACACTCGATATGATCGCTTGCGCAAGGCGTTGGCGTACCAGGCCAAGAGCAACTATCGCGCGAGCGTTGTGGTCATGAACCACGATGATTGGTGTGAGCTTGAGCTTGAGAAGGGCAACGATGATCACTATGTCCATCAGGTCATCTATGATGCCAATGGTCAACCGTTGGTGTGGTCGATGCAGGTCATTCCCACCAACTACATCCCCGCAGGGAAGGCATTGATGGGCAACTTTGATCGTGGATGCTTCATGCTCCAACGTGAAACTCTCAACGTCATGGCGTCCGATTCTCACGAAGGCGACTTTTTGCGCAACCAAAAAGCCATCCTCGCAGAAACGGAGCACACGCTTGTCATCACCAAGCCTGATGCGTTCGTGACCGTCGATCTCGTCGGCACCTGATCTTGATGGTCCCCAAAAAAAGGGGACCATTCCTTTTTGTTTTCCCTTCAACCGAGTCGATACCATGGAAGTCATTCTCACAGAACCCAAACGAGTGCGCGGCGTCTACCACCTCAAAGGTGACGCTGTGTGGATTGACAACCGCTCTCACGCGCTTTGGATGATTGACAATGGCAAGGCCAAGCATCCACCCAAACGCGTCAAACAAATCGTTGTGGCAACACCTGACGACGCACCTGACGACGTTGTGAGTCAATGGAGCGAACGTGTTCGATTGGAGTTGGACAAAGAGCGTCCCCATCACAAGCGTCTGACGGCGTTGTGTGATGAAGCGGGGTTGCCCACCGATGGGAACAACAAGGACAAGATCGAACGACTGGAACAAGCGCTCGCTTGATCCACATGCACACGTTGTTGTGTGCGCTATGTCGCGCAATCTTTTGCGTGCATCGCAGACACAGCAAACATATTGCCATGGAGAAAAACAATGGGTGATGAAACCAAAGCAGTCCAAGAAGAGAGCACCGTTGATTCGGATGCAGCTGATACACAAGAGACCAGTGCGCCGGTCGAAGATACCGAGACTGATCGTATGGATGCAGTTGCCAAAGAACTTGAAGGTGCAGGTGAAGAAGGCGTTGCGGTCGAATCTTTGAGCGATGCATCGATCGCATCGTTGATTGCATATGCGTCTATCGACGAAACATCTTCCCCCGAAGAGCAGGAAGAGGCCAGAGCACTTGCAGCAAAGCTTGAAAAAGAGCCACGCTATGCTCTGTTGGCTTTGTCTGATTTCTTGGGTGAACCTGAAAGGTTGGAACAGTGTGTCAAAAACTGGCTCGGTGATTGCTGCAAGCGTCGCTTCAAGGTTGGGCGAAGCAAGTACCTGGCTGGATACAAGTGTACTGGCGGTGAAATTCTCAAAATGACACCAAAGAAGGCCAATTCACTGGTTTTGGCTGGATACATCGAGCCAGATTTCACCACCGCGCCCGTCAAGCATGAGGTCAAAGATGGCTGTGACTGCAATTCAGACGAACCTGACGTTGACAACACTTGAACTCAAGGCGTTGCTTGGCTTGCCATCGACATACACTGACATTGACGCGCTGATTGATCGTTGGTTTCGTGGCGCGAAGTCGATGGCAGATAACTACATCCGGCGTGCGCTTGACCCTGTTCCATATGACGTTGAGGAAGGTGTCATCGAATGGGTGCGTTATGAACTGGTCAAGCACATGCGACACGTCGAAAACGTTAAAGGCTGGGCCAATGATCCAGAGTATGCAGATGCGCGCCCACGGCGCGGCCAGGGCCAGCGTGTTCAGTCAATTGAGACACCTGATGGTGAGAAAGTTCAGATGTTCGATCCCGGCAAATCGCGCACACTCAATGAAATCCAGTCTTCGATGATGCCCGATGAAATCAAGAAGACTTACTGGGCCAAACATCGCGGCCCCGGAAGCTACTGATGCCATCAACCACATTTGGACTTACACACACCAAATTTCTTGAGGATGCAACGGTTCAAGGTTGGGATGTGCGCACGGTCACGGCGACAAGCTATCCCATCAATGAAGGCACCATCACCAAGTTCATTGATCAAGCATGTGGTCAGATTAACACCATCCTTGAGAGCAAAGGTATTGTGCCTGACGACATTACTGATGTGAACCACCCAAACGCATACAATCTGATCCATAAAACCATCTATGTGATGGTGAACTTTCGATGTGTTCAGGCGTTGGCAAACATCGAAGCGGAGTTGATGCGAGGTGATCGTGACCGTGCGATCGAATACCTGCAAAGCAATATCAGAGCATCGCTCGGCAACGCACACCCCAAATCGCACGAAGCGCGCGCGGACAAGGGCACAAGTCACGGATTTCCGACCTCATGATCAAGATTGGCGTCAAAGCCAAAGGCATTCGGCGCGCACGTCGTGCGGTGCGTGCTTTTATTCGTGCAATCGAAGATCATGAAGACATCCACCAGAAGATGACCCAACAATTCATGTTGGTGCACATGCGCCGCCGTTTCGCCTCTTCTGGCTCTTATGGCGGCATGGCATGGCAACGTCTGACGGGAAGGTATGCGCGGTTCAGGAAGGCAATCACGGGCAATGAGCGCCCGCTTGAGTGGGATGGCGAGAACGAACGACTCAAACCATCGCTGACACAGGCGCGGCACCCTGACCATATTTTCAATACCCGAGATGCGAGCGCAAGGTTTGGCACACGCGTGCCCTATGCTGCACGCCTTGAATCCGGCGGCACAGACATTTTTGGCGATCCATATCAGGGATACGACATCATCAATATGACCACACGGCAACGTCGCGCGTTTGTGCGCGAGTTTGGCAAAGCCGTGGCACAAAAGGCGTATCGAAACACACGTGGCAGTTGATCAATACAGCGCGATGCCCGCAGCAACCCGATGGTTGCGAGACATCTTCAAGACTCATTTCAACACGGAAAAGGACGATCTTCATGCGGTTGCCCTCGATCCGAATAACAATAAATACACCGGGGCCAAGGTGGGCAATCCGCTTGGGTATCAGCCCGGTGTATATTTGCCTGATGTGGGTTCTGTGTATGAGCAACTGAATCCAGGGTTCGTGCAGAATATGGCCAATGATGCGGTTGCAATCTATGTCGGTCCTGTTTCGGGTGCCGAATATGGTGTGTCATCACTCAAAGGCACCGCCGGAAGCAGGAAGATGATCAGTATCCCTTATCTTGCACGGTTGCTGTTTCGTCGAGCACCTCAAGAGCCGGTGTTTCTGGCCGATCAGGATCGGCATGCCACCACCAACGAAATCGCACAATGGCGAAAGCAGGCATACATCGGCGCGTTGATGCGTGTGGTGGACAAGTTTGGCACACAAACGGATGTGATCGAACTGATTCAGCCAAATGATTTTGAACCACTGAATACTCAAGTGGTGCAGCTGGATATTCACGGCAACTTGACGCGGTCCATGGTGGGCGAAGCGTCCTATTCCTTTACCGTCAAACAAGAAATCATCGCATCGTGCCCATGATGGCCAGCGATACATACAAGAGGTAAAATCATGGGTAACGTCCCCTCAGATATTGGTGCGGTTGCTGGTGCTCCCGAAGTCACCTATGGCACAGATCCAAATCCAACAAGGGCCATGCGTTTGACTGGTCCTCCGACCATTTCAGACAATGATGAGTTCACGAATACGGAGCAATTGAGTCCGTCACGTGTGACCACGCCAGGCGCAAGAAAGAATATCGACCTGGACTTTGGAATGCAGTCATACATGACGCTTTTGCCGACCACCGGCACCATTCATCCACAGCATCATGAAATTTTGATCGCAGCTGGTCTTAATGTGGTTGTCGTGGGTGTTGGCGCATCTGGCACCACGTACACCGTTACACCGCAAAACAGTGGCTACGGTTCATCTGCGTTCCACTCGTTTGATTTCAACACGGCGGATGCTGAAGCGTCCCTGATCAAAGCGCTCGGCACCCGTGGTGATTTGGTGTTCAGTTTCGATCCGTCGAACGAATACCCCCTGCTTGATTTTACCGGCAAGTCGCTGGCGACATTCAACACCCCTTTCGGGGTGGTCTCATTGCCTGTTGATCCGAACCTGGCCATTATTCCAATGGACCAAAAGACAGTGTGTTTTGGTTTTGAGTTGGATGGCAATGCGCTGGCGCTGGAGTCCTTTTCGCTGACACTTAACAATGAGTTTGTCAGCAAAGATCCTGGCTTGACCGATTGTGGTGGTTCGTCTGAAATCGTGCTCAAGACAGGTACACCGTCGTTTGAGATGGTGCTGACATCGACCAAAGGTCTCATTGATGGCACTGACACTCAGGATTGGATCGCACAGGCCCAGGCCAATGATGTGGACTTTGCTGGCGTGTTGTCGTTCCAGAGTCCATTCAACGGCCAAACCTTTACACTGACCATGCCCAAGATGCGGTTTCAGGGCTTGGCCCAGGGCGATGGCAACAATGATCTCAAGGCATGGACCGTCACAGGTGTGCTCTCAGAGGTCACGCCCGGTATCGGTGACACGTTCACATATGTTCAAGAAATCGTCTAATTCAACGTCCAAGGAGGACAAATGCTTTTATTCTGCGATGATAAACTTCCATGGGAAGTGCCCGGCTACACCGCTGCACGCGTGTTGTACACTGAGATGACTAGCACCGAATATCGTCATTACATCAAAAAATTGCGCAAACTCAACAAGGAGGAAGAGGTCTATAACGCCAAACTCCTCCTTGCCATGAACGAAGGGCGCAAAATGCCCAAGGATCGTGATATTGACGCAGAAATCGCACAAATCCAGATCAATATTGTCGTGGCTCACATCACGAGCATTGAAGGATTCAAGGCGAAAGTTAATGGTGAGGAGGTTGACATTGAGTGGACAACTGAATCGCTCGGGGTCATCGACAAAACACGCGATGACTTCGTGACCAGTCTTGGCATGACGCAGAAAGAACGTCTTGATAACTTTGCCAAGTTGTTTGACGCCGTGTCCAATTCCATGACGGAAGAGGAAAAAAAAGCCTTAGAGCAGGACTCAAAAGAGCCTACGCCGGAAAGCGAGGACGAGGAGGGGGACAGCCTCTACCAAAGCGAAACCTCGCAGGACGAATAGCGCGCCGTCAAACCGGGGTGCCCATGGTGGGTGAATTAAACCCGGAGCAAAACGCCAAGTGTGAGCCGCTTTATAAGCGGCTTATGGAGTTGACCTATGCAGAACTGCAAGCGGTTGACCTTGGCAAATCACTCAAAGACATTGAGCGAAGCAACGGCCTTGACGCGGCAACAATTGAACACATGAACATGTGGTTTGTGCACATGCACGACTGTAATGGGTGTTCTCATTTGCTGCGCAAGGTGCGTTGGTCGCAGGTCTATGAGATCGGCAAAGAAGCCGCAGCACAGCACTACATTAACTCAAAACCCAAAACAGGAAAGTGACGCGATCTGATGCAAGAAGAGGGTATTGAGTTTGTTTTTGAGGCCAGCGGCGACGCGCGCGTTGAGCTTGAAAAACTTGATAAGACACTTGCCCAAGTCGAGCGTCAGATCGGTACGTTTGAGCGCTCAAGCAGCAAGCTTGGCAACGCGACCGATCAGCTCAAACGCAATTTTTCCGAATCCGCACAAAACGCCAAGTTGACCACCAAAGCCTTTACTGAAGGCACACGGTTCTCAAAGCAATTTGCGCAAGCGGAACGACAGCGTTTAGCTGCGGCACGTGTCGCGCTTTCGGCAGAGCGCAATGCCATCGCACAGGCGCGTGAAGCGCGCGCGCAGGCTACGCTTGATTTTAAAAAACAAGTTGCTGAGGAAAAGCGAGCGCTTCGAGAGCTTGATCGCAAACGCAAAGAATCGGCACGTGAAGAGGCGGCAAGACAGCGCCAGCGAAGTTCAGCGCGCCGTGATGTTGGGCGAGGGATCTCGGGAGTTTCTCGTGGCCTTGGCGTTGGTAACATCGCTTCGGAGCTTGGTGCGGCGGCATCGGCGGCGGGTCCATTTGGCGCAGCAATGGCGGCGGCATCTGTCGCGGCGACGGGATTGCGTGTCGCGGTTGACCTGTCAATTGCATCCATCAAATTGCAGGCACAGACCTTGCGCGATGCTGTCGTGGATGCAGCACGATTCCAGCAAGAGATTACACGAGTCAATGCACTCGTGGGCGGAAACATTCAGTCGTTTCGTGCGCTTCGCGCGGCTGCGCTGGAGGGTGGCAGGACATCTCTGTTTACCGTCCAGCAATCCGCAACAGCGCTTGGTTTTCTTGCTCAAGCGGGCTTTGATGCACAAAAGAGCATCGCAGCATTGCCTGGTGTGTTGCAGTTGGCTACAGCGGGTAACCTCGACCTTGCCAAGACAGCGGACATTGCAACCAATATCCTGACTGGATATGGCAAGTCTGCATCAGATTTGGCGCGCGTCAACGACATTTTGACGGCGACATTTACCAATTCAAACACCAATCTCCGTGAGTTGGGTTTTGGATTTTCGTTTGCCGCAGGTATCGCTAACAGCACTGGCCAGGATCTTGAGCGTATCAGCGCCATTTTTGGTGTCCTTGCAAACAACGGTGTCAAGGGTACACGAGCTGGTACGGCGATCGCAAACGCTTTGCAGCGATTGAGCAAGCAGACTCCAGCGGCGTCGAGCGCGTTGGAACGTCTTGGTGTGCAGGTTGTCGGAAATAATGGTAAATTGCGCCAATTGACTGATGTGTTTCGTGACTTGAACAAGGCTGGCGCGAGCGCATCCGACATTTTGACCATTTTTGGTACGGTAGCTGGTCGTTCATTCATTGGACCGATACAAAACGGTACGGCAGAACTCGCCAAGCTTGAAGCAAAGACGTTGTCACTCGACTCAGTTACGCAGAAGCTTGCCGACACTGTCGCTGATACCGCGCAAAGCAAGTTCAGGTTGCTTGAGTCAGCGGTAAGCGCATTGCGTGTGCAGTTTGGCACAGAGTTTCTTGAGTCCATCAGTGGTGCATTTGGTGCAATCACTGATGGCGTAAATTTTC